GCTGCCAAAAGAAGTTCAAGGTCGTATCAAATCTAGACTAGATAAATCTAGGGACGAATTCGCCCAACTCGTTTCTGATGGTATCAGCATTAGTAAAAGCGCTGTTCTAGACACTGAGGCGCAAGTATTCACAGGTCAAGAAGCCATAGACATAGGCTTTGCTGACAAACTGGTAAACGGACAAGAAGCTGTTCCTTTACTGCTCGACGTTATCAAATCAAATAATTCAATAGGAGTTTCAATGTCTACTGACAATAATCCACCTGAAACAGCAAAAACAGGCGCGGACAGCCAACTCACTCAATCAGATTTAGACGCTGCTAAGGCGGAAGGTGCAAAGATGGAGCGAGAACGTATCAGTGCCATTTTAAACAGTGATGAAGCAAAAAGCCGCACGAAAATGGCAACTCATTTAGCACTATCAACTAGCATGTCATCAGACGAAGCTTTGGGGCTTTTAAAAGTTTCAGCAAAAGAAGATGGGCAGGCGGGTGACATCGCCAAAGAGGATGACATAGGAGCGGCATTAGATGGTGCAATGTCAGACGAAGAGCAGCCGGACCTAGACACATCGGGTGATGCAGATGAACTTTCTGATACTGAAAAAGAAGAGCAAGCGCTGTTAGCCGCTCATGACAAAGTATTTGGTAAATAGGAGTAACAAATGGAACAGTTGATCCACGAACAGCTCACAGCGGGGGATCGTCCGCTGACTCAGAATACAGGCACTTTTGAGACTTCTCAAACGTTGCCAAAACTAACGCCACTCGGGAGAGTGACCGCAACCGGAAACCTGAAGAAATGGGAACCGGCTGCTAATGATGGCACTCAGTTTGCGAAATTTTTAACCGTTGGCACTGTTGATACTGCCACCGGAGCTAAGGCGGCTCCTTATTATGATGGAGGTCATTTCAATACAGACCTTATTAATTGGCCAGCAGGTGCAACAGACGCGCAAAAGTTAGGGGCGTTTGATGGTACACCGATTGCGATTGGAAAAGTTTTAGAATAAGGAATTAACAATGTCAGACACATACACACCACGAGCGCTGTACAGCGTAGTTCAAAAAAAGAAAGCGAAGGTATCTTCGCTTTTTTTAACGCTGTTTTTCCCCAATATGTACACTTTTGAAACGGAAGAAGTGGACATAGATAAAGTCGATGAAGCTGTTAATTCTGCGGTCTTTGTCGCGCCTGAAGTAAATGGGAAAGTTATTAGAACTCGTGGACACAAAACATCGAAGATCACACCGGCATCACTTAAGCCAAAGCATGACGTGGACATCAAAAAAACACTGAAAAGGCGGCCTGGGGAAGCTTTTTCTGGTGAACTAACAAAGCAGCAGCGCAGACAAGCAATCATCACTCAAAACTTGATTGATGAAGAATTAGCTATTCAACAAACCGAAGAGTGGATGGCGGTCCGAGCTGTCGTTGACGGGCATTACACGTGCGAGGGTGAAGGTCTGCCAGAGCCAATTAATGTGAATTTCAACCGCAGCCCTGAAAACCAAATTACGCTGGCTGGTGCAGCTTCATGGGTAGCAAAAGACCGTAAAACATACGATCCAATGAGAGATATTGAAAAGTATGCCGTAGCGTCCGAACATGGTTTAAACATATTAATTTGTGATCAACTTGGATGGGGCCTGCTTAATGAGTTCGATGCCATAAGCGACAAGCTCGAAACTAGAAGAGGCTCTAACTCACAACTAGAAACTGCACTCAAAGACCTAGGGAAAGATATTTCCTATAAAGGGTATCTCGGAGACGTTTTAGTCGTTGTTTATACTGGGCACAGACGTGTCAACGGAGTCAAACAAAACTACTTGGATGACTATACGTTTACATTTGGACACTCAGGTATTGAGTTGGCAAGGTTGTATGGTGCAATTTTGGATGATGATGCAATTGAGGCTGGCATGGAAGAAACGGACCGATTCCAAAAAGTTTATAAAGAAGAAGGGGACGTGGCTAAAACTTACACTGTTACGAAATCGGCCCCACTGATGGCAAATACAGATCCTGATGGGTTTGTAGTCATCAAATTAATCTAATCAACCTTTAAGCCGCTGTCTGCGGCTTTTTTTGTGAGTAAAACAATGAGCAATAAAATTGAACAGTTAACAGCAGAAGTAACAGAATTATCTTTGCAGTTGCAGCGAGAAATTGAACCGGAAAAGACAGAAGCTAAGCTAAAACAACAGGTCGAAGCTCTGACGGCAGAGTTAGCGGCTAAATCAGAAGAAAACAATACCAAAGTAGATCAACATAAACCTGAAAACGCAAAAGTTTTCAGTGAACGCAATGGTTTACTGATTCTGCAAGTTGATAAGTCGAATGATGATACCAGTTTTACAGTTGCACCAGGCGTAAACATATTGACTTCTGAGCAAGCGCAAATAGCGCTCAAGTATGATCAAGTAAAGCATTATGAACCTGCTTAGCAACGCTCTACAGAAGAGCTATTCGGCAGAAGAAAAGCTCTTCCTCGCAACTTCTGATAAAGCAATTTATGAAGGTAAAGAGGTAGATGCTGAAGTTGTAGAGCGAGTACGTGAGCGTGGTGATGCATACTCTAATTTCTCTCGCGAAGAGATAAAAACTGTGCGATTACTTCGCTCCCAATGTACCCCCGAGACTAGAACTCCCATAATCATTGGAAATGAAACCTTTCATTTATCAGAGCTTTATATGAAAGATGAAATTTCTATCACATTTATATTCACATGACGAAATTATCACGACAAATACGCGATATTCGCAAAACCGCAGAGATCAAGCTTAAACAAACGATCACTGATAGTGGAGAGCAGGTTAAAAGTGAACTCGTAGATGCAATTTATGATCGCTACGGGTTCCAAGATAAGAGCTACGTCAATGAGCGTTTAAAGTTGGATATTCAGCCGAGCCAGCTTGAGTTGATTGTTTATGCACGTCATCGAGTAAGTAGCGCGATTAACTTCGTTAAAGACCCTGTGTACCGTCAAAGTGTTAACCCCAAAACCCCGAACAAACTCGTTACTGCGGGTTATATAGGGGCGTTTTTGCGGGGTAAAACTAGTCATTGGAAAGGGGCCTTTATTTTTCAGGGTAAGAATAACAATGTCCTGCTTGGCTATCGTGAAAAAGGGCAGACAACTCGCGATATACCAGACGTACCCTATGGCCCCAGTGTTGCTGGCGCTCTAGGGGTAGTCAGTGACAGTGTGGAACCTTTCGTTGTACAGATGCTAACAAAAAAGTTTGAGAGATCATTATGACTCAACCATTAGAGGTGCTTGATGCGCTGGTAAAGTTTTTCAGTGCTTTTGCGCCATCTGAACGCGGCTTTTACAGATCGGGCTCGTTGGGCAGAGACCAAGATAAGAAAATTACAATTCAAGTCTTAGAGTTGAGTGATGGAAAGCCGCAACAGTTAGACGTTCTAGCTGTGTTAACTCACAGAGCTAATGGAGCGCTATTCGAAAATGCGGATAAGCTCCTATTAGAACTAGCTAATGAGATAAAGCTTGCAATCGAAAAAGAGAGTAAATCAATCAATAGCGCTCTAGATGGAAAAGCCATCGAGTTTGCCCTTACCGAATCAATCAAAATTCTACCACCGGAGCCGCAGGACAATGACGCAAAAGCGGTTTTTAGTTTAAGAGTAAAATTCAAATAGGAGTGAACATGTCGGATTCACAAGGTTTTATATTGCGTGGAGAGGTATTTCTCACACGTACTAATAGCAAAGGTGTGCCATTGCCAGGCACTGGCGCAGTAGGTCCAATTAACGCGGAACAGTTAGAGATTGAGCCCGATATTGAGGAAATTATCAGGCCATCAAGAAATAAAGCAACACATGGCAAATCATTAGGCCGAGTTCAAACCGCAAACCCAACAAAGTTAAAGCTTAAGTTTGATGAAGTTGATTCTAAAATTATTGCCGATGCCTTAGCGGCAGAGCATACAGCGTTGAATCAGCAAGCTATAAATGCAACAGATAAGCCAATCGCTTTAAACAGTGACGGCACTTGGAGTAGCTTAGGTGCAAAGCACATCACGTCAACAAATTGGGGCGTGAAACTGGGGGTAGATGACCTAGTGGATGGTGTTGACTACGAAGTTAAATGGGCGGCGGGCTTGATCAGACCATTGGCTGGTGGCCGAGTGATTAACGGTGGAGAAATAAAGGTTACTTATCAGGCTTTAGCGCTTGAGGGGAGTCGGATTAAGGGTGGAGAAGTTCAGGAGGTGAACTGGGCTATCTCGTTAACTGGCGTAAATATTGACAATGGCGATAAGGTGCAATTGGATGTTCCTCTTGCGCAAATGAGCTCAACTTCTGCACTTAACTTTTTGCAAAACGAATATATGTCACCGGAGTTTGAGGGGGTTGCCTCGATAGCTCAGGGCAAAGATTATGACTACTTGTTAGATGTAATCAGCTAAAAAACTTTTAATCAAAATCAAAGCTCCTTCGGGAGCTTTTTTATTGGGTATTTCAAATGTCTTTTAAAAATAAAATTGTTGAATTTGTCATAAAAGGCCGTGACCTTTTCTCTGGCGTTGCGCAAAACGCTGAAGAAAAAGCCGCAGGGCTAGAAAATACAATTGAAATCCTCAACGCTGAGCTTGCTAATACTGAGGCTCAACAAAAGGCTGTGGCACGATATCAAGAGTTGTCACAAACCCTCGATAAAACGAAAGATAGTTATACAAAGAATAATTTAGAGCTTGATAAACTTAAACAGCAAAAAGTTTCATTAAGTACTGAATCTAAAAAGCTGAGTAAAGATTTATCTACCGCTAAAGCTGAGTTAGAAAAGCTTGAGAATGCAAGCGCACAGGCTGGTAGTGAAAGTGTCGAGTTAGAGCGCACGCTTGCAGGGCAACGCAAAAAAGTAGAAAGTCTTGCTGATAGTTACCAAGAATCTGTAAAAGCTTTATCAGATCATGAGCTTGCACTTAAACAACAGCGGCAGACTGTTAATAGGCTGTCGAGTACGGTCACAAAAGGCCGTTCTGAGTTTGAGCGATTAGGAAAGTCGCTAAAAAGACAGCGAATAGATTTAGATAATTTGTCTGAAGCTAACAACAAGTTAGCGACAAAACAACGATTTGCACAGAAAGCAATATCAGACACAAATGCTAAGCTGTCTAAACAACAAAAGCTACTCGAACGGTCATCAAAAAGCGCTGAAGAATACGGCGGCAGTGTAACAAGTGTTACGCGCGATATCGTTGCGTTGGGCGCTGCATATTTAGGTATTGACCAGCTAACAACAAGTATCACCAATATATTTTCAACAGGTGATAAATTTGAGCGTTTAGGCGTTCAAATGACCGGCTTAATGGGCAGTATTGCGGGAGGTGAGCAGGCTACCGAGTGGATCAAAGAGTTTACCAAAAGCACACCTCTTCAACTCTCAGAAGTTAGCGAAGCATTTGTCAAACTAAAGGCGTTTGGTATTGATCCGACTGACGGGGCCATGCAGTCAATAGTCGATACAGCTTTTAAGCTTGGCGGCAGTTTTGAGCAAGTGGAGGGCATTTCTTTAGCACTAGGCCAAGCTTGGTCAAAGCAAAAGTTGCAAGGTGAAGAGATCTTACAGCTTATCGAGCGCGGTGTGCCAGTGTGGGATTTATTACAAAATGTCACTGGTAAAAATGTTCAGGAATTGCAAAAGCTCTCTAGCGCTGGGAAGTTAGGCCGTGATGTTATTGCGGACTTGATGGACGAGATGGGGCGTGACAGTGCAGGCAGTGCCGCAGCGCAAATGCAGTTATTAAGCGGCCAAGTTTCTAACGCAAAGGACAATCTCGACCAATTCTATAATTTAATTGCGCAAAGTGGCGCAATGGACTGGCTAAAACAGCAGCTAACGGATTTGAATAAAGAGTTTGCTGCAATGGCAGCCGATGGCAGGTTAAAAGCATGGGCTCAGTCAATTAGTGATTCTCTAGTCTCTGTTGGCGAGTCAATCAAAAGCGGGATTAGTTCACTAGTCGAGTACAAAGACGCAATTTTAACAGTGACCAAAGTTTGGCTTGCTCTAAAAGTTGGGACTTATTTCTCTAATGTTATTTCTGGTGCAAAGTCGGCAGTCGTGTCTTTAGCTGGTTATATAACTTCATTAAAAACAGTTGACGCACAAACAAAAGTTAATACAGCAAGTTCGCTTAGATTCAAAGGTGTTTTAACGTCAATAGGGGCCGTTAGCGCATACACTTTACTATTAGACCAGCTTGCAAATGTTTATATTCAGTATCAAAAGCTAAAAGGAATGTGGCGTGAGGTAGCTGCAAGCAAGCAAGCCGTAGACGAACAGGCCATTAAATTAGCGGATACATACGCACAGGTTAGCCGTGAGCTTGGTATAAATATCACGACTATGGCTGAGTTTGACGAAGCTGTGAGGCGGGGGCTTGTCGTTCAAAATGAGCAGACAGGAGCTTACGAAAGTGTAATCAGTAAACAAAAGGAACTTGAGACCACAACAAAAGCAAATACTTTGGCAGAGCAGGAAAGGCAAGCTTTCTTACAAATGAGCATCCCTCAAGCACTTGATGTGGTTAAGTCTTTAGACGCTCAAAGCGTCAGTTTGTCTGGTGTTCGTAATGGCGTTAACGGTTTCATATTGTCGCTAAACTCAGCGCGCGAAGCTTTGTCACTTTCAGAAGAAAAGTATGCTGATCAGATAGCGCACATTGACGACCTAAAACTAAAGTTTGAAGCGCATAATGAGAGCTTAAAGAGACAGTCATATTTAGCCGGTGATCTCAGTAAAGCGTATCAAGAGTTAGGCTTAACAAGTAGTGAGGCTCTAACAAAAACAGCCGAAAAGCTACAAGGCGCTTTTGAGTTAATTCAACAGCATAACCAACCAATAGCGGCACAGCAACAGGCGTTCTTGAAGTGGGCTGATGCAGCGATAAACGCCGCCGATGCGACAGATCAAACTGTTCCCTCAAGTGTAGAGGCTGCCGCTGCTGCATTAGGGTTAACGACTGAGCTAGACAAACTCATAGCGAAAGCTAATGAGTTAAAGCCTGTCACAGATACCAATTCAGAGGCAGTGACAAAATACCAGCGCGCAGTCGAACAAACTAATAAAGCCATTAGGGCTAATCAGCAAGTCATCGCGTCTAGCACAGCAACATCTAAGCAAAAAGCAGAAGCTCAAAAAGCACTTAGCGCGCAGCAAGTCCGTTTAACTCAGCAAACACAAGACCTTAACACGGTGCAGAACTTGGAACTTGCAACACTTGGACAACTCCAAGGTGAGCAAAGTGCTTTGCTTAGTAAACTAGACAGCCTTGGCGCTCAATACCAATCCGGCGCAATCAAAAGTCGAGAGTACAATCAAGAAAAAGGGCGACTGGAAGGTTTGCTACGTGTTGTTAACCAGCTTCTTGGAGATTTTAAAGGTGCGCAAGATGCCGCTACACAAGCTACTCAACGAGGGACCCAAGCAACAAAAGAGTCAACAAAAGCAAATGAACTTCAATTGAAAAGTCTAAGAGACCAGAAAAACGCTTTAGATAGTGTTAGTCGTAGCGCTTCAAGTGCTTCAAATAACGTTAGTTCACTGAACAGTGGCCCTCGGCCAACAGTTCAAACTATTGTTGATTATCAGGAAAAGCATGAAAAAGATAACGCTTACAGCTTTTCTAGTCGTGAAGTGCAGCAAGAAAAAGAGCGGCGTGCGCGTGAGCAGCTTCAATCTAGTCAGTATTCAAAATTTGAATCTCAAATCAACAACGCAGCATCAAAATCTGAACTGTCAAACCTTTACAAGCGAATTGTAAAACAATTGAACCATTTGGATCGGGAGCAGCGAAACTCATTAGCGGGTTTGATTCAGCAGCGTAGAGATGCACTTAAACAAGAAAGCAGCGCTAGTAGCTCTCAAAGTAGGCCGCAGGCATCATCAGCCAATGTTGAATACATACCTGCCTATCAACAACCGACAAGCGCACAGCCTCAATCATTTTTATCTTCGGGCAAAATAATTCGTTTGCAAGTTATCAGTTCGGATGAAGTTGTCGAAGACGCCTTGGTTGTTATGGAAGATAAGCTAATTGATAAATTAGAGAAGTTGAGTTTAGTTCAATGATTTTAGACAACATAGAGTATCCCCAATTTGTTTGGAAAAATGAGTATCAGGCATTGGGGATCGTTCAGCAAACAGAGTTCGCTTTAAACGGATCTTCGCATGTAGAAAAAAGCCAGATAATTGCGGGAAGGAGCATTGTTTTAGAGAGTGAACTAGAAGATATCTCATCGTTTGAAACTTTATTTAATCACTCACAGAACACGCTAACTTCATTCCAGATATCAATA